GGGCAAGGTCCATCACGTCAATATCTTCCATGTTCAATTGCCGTGTACCGAAAACAACCTCCTGCCCCTCCATCATTTGCCTAACAATGTTCACCCATGATTGACGCTGATCCTCAGTCGTGCGGATCACCTTTGTTTGCCGCATGTTCCGCGCACAAATCTCAATGGTCCGGTCAATGTCGGCAAGTTTCTTGGAATACAGCAACACAATATCCAAATCAGGTGTCCGCAAATAATTAGACCAAATCGGAACACAATTCTTTGGCCCCAACGTTTTATTGATCATCGCCCCACCGGTCACCGTGAAACTCGTCGGGTTATCGTACATATTGGTACGCCCCGCCCCCGATGCCCTCAGCGTCAAATACCGGTCAATGTCCTTATCCCAATAAAACACCGCCAAACCGTGATAAAACAACGTCAATTCCAGGAAACGCTCATCCACCGTATCCGGCAAACCAACCCACTTGAAACGGTTAGCACACAACTCCGTCAACACCCGCAAATACATACGCTCCGTAAGCACCTGCTGATTATTGGCCGGATTGTTCCGCTGCCCACCATTCAAATGCGGCTCATAATACTGAGTGTAAACAAGATCATTTTTCTTTTTAGGCATTGGATGCCACCCCATTCGTCAAAAGTGGGCGATGAAAGCAGTTACACCGGACGCTAACCAAAGCACTCATAACTGTATCCCGCCCACGATTGCGTTGTCTGCGATGTCGATGTTTCCTATGTCGGCGGGGTTGTTCCACACTGTCACGCCTTTTTCAAAGATTCCCCGTATTGCCTGTTTGAATGTTTCGGGGCATTGCGCGGCTGTGATGTAGGTTTCCCTTAGTTTCCAGTAGGTGAATCGTGTCATGACCATGAGGGACGAGGGCATGGTGCCGAACATGTTTATTTGGTATCCGTACCGCAGCCAGTACTCGCCAATGGTCCGCATGGCCCCGGCGTTGAGCATCTTTACTTTGATGTCGTATCCCCACTTATAAGTGGCAAGGTTGAACGCGTCCCCTCCCACCTGCCCCGCCGTGGTGGGTTGGATCAGCCGTGCGTCCTGGACCTTGGCATTGATTGCCCCGATTTGGTTTTGATAATCGCCACGTGCCGCATAATCCGCATAATTCTTATTGGTGTCCCGAACGTAACCCTGTTGCTCCACCGTGGCCCGGTTCGAGGAACTAGACAAATTGCTGGCAATGCCTAGCGATTGGTTGTTTTGGTTGACCTCAATCGCCCATGACGCAACCTGATTGGCTACCCCCGTCAATGCCCCGGTAGCTGCCCCCACCGGGCCACCCTTGGCACCCCCGGCAGCACCGGAAATACCCGAATTGATGGAACCCTGCAATGCCCTCCACGATGCTGTTTCGTTGGCAAGGGATGTGTTTTGCGTGGCGGCGTTGATGCCTAGACGGTTCAATTGCTCGGACAGTTCCATCCCTGAGGTTGTCTGATCGTAGGACATTTGATTACCGGTCAAGGCTCGTTGCTGTGACCATTCGGCGCTGGCGTGCTGGAATGCTATGCCGTGGGTGTTCGCGGCGGCGTATTGGATGTACCCGTTGTTGACAAGGCTGAATGTGGGGAAATTGAAAATCCCGGTAGCCATGTCATAGAATTCCCCGCCGTCATTGATCGTCCCATAGGTGCCGTCAATGTCGGGATCGGCTCCAGGGTTAGCGGCGTTGTACCGGTACGGGTAGAACATGATCCTCGCACCGGATGAAGCGAAATGCGGAACCTCCACAACTGTTGCGTGGGAGTCGGCCCAATTCTCAGGTTTCAGCACCAACGGTGTCCCGGTGTAGGAGGTCATTTCCAACACCGTATAGGGGAACACCTTGAATTTTTGCAGCAAGCCGTAGCGGTTGCCGTCCCCCATCGGCAACTCGTTCCGCCAGTTGTTCCGCATGGGAACTTTGTTGCGGCGCAACTGTCCAGGATCGATTTCCCACACACTCACACCCTCAATAATCGTCGATACGGCTTGGATGCCGTACTCGGACATTTTGGGAATAGCGGTAATGGACACGATCCCCTGGGTGATCCAGGGGCGGTCGGAGAACGCTTCCATAAACTGCGTGAAATGATCCAGGTCAGAGAAAATATACATTTCCGCGCCGTTAGGCAAGTTTTCCAACTGGGAACCTTTGGCAGAATGCAATTGCGGATTCTCAATGGTTCCAGGGTCGTCATTGAGGGAAACAGTGGAGGTTACAAGGATCGAATAATTTTCATCCCTCGCACTGGCGATAGTGTGCTTGTACTGGGTGATGATTTGATATTCCCCGCCAATGTCCAAACCCTCAGGAACGGTAAGGTAGGTTCGCCCATTGTCGGAAAACTGATTTTCGTTGGCAATACCAATATGACCGCGCTCGATAAAGCAATTCCCGAATGTGACACCATAGCCGAATGTCTGCCACACATCCAACTGGACTTGCATTTCCGTGGTATTCGGTGCCACATACCGCACATCGGTAATGAAATAATAAAAGGACCGGGGCATATCCCCGCTAATCGGTTGTGCCGGGTTAGCGGCACGCAGATAGTTATATTTGAACGCCTGATTGAACGGTACATTGACGCGCACCGGCTGACCCACCTTGGCATACGTCATATTCTCAATGGTGACAATGGGACCGCTTTGAGTGGTCAAATACGTGTCCAGGTCAGCCTGACCGTTGGCGAATTTCACAATGTCCCGGTAATCAGCATTCCAGGGAACATTGCACAAAGTGACAATTGTCCCGTTTGACCATACCGCATAATTAAAATCAAGACCGGCTGTTGTGTCCGGTGGCAAATCATAAATACCGCTAGTCATATTGTCGATTTCCTTTTACTCGAAAGGATTATTTGCTGCACTGCATTTGTCATATGCAATCGCCCACAAAGTCATTATGGCACAAACAAAACCCCCGCAGCCTCAAGGCAACGGGGGTTTCGTTTTTGATCGGTGCGCCACATGCACCGTAGCCACCGGGACTATACGAGTCCCGGTCAGGCTACAGTGACAGTGTACACCGGATCACCCGGAGCGGTGGGGACGCTGATGGTCGCCACGGTTCCGGCCTCATTGACAGTAACCTCAACATCGTTCGCCTCAGGTCCGGTAACCTCCACATCATCAGGGGTGATCGTGGCACCGGGGGCAAGGTCAACGGTGTAGGTGAACGTTCCGGCAGCAAACGCCGGGGACACTGCCACCCCGTCAACCGTGATGCCGGTCACCGGATCGGATTCCGGCCATTCGGGAACAGCCACCCCGCTAACATCCAGGGTGATTGTTGCGGTTTCCCCGTCCCGACGCAGGTTGTCGGCATCCAACCATGTTGAGGTAGCGGTGACCGTAAGGGTTGCCGCGCCTTCGTCCCCGCCCACATGGAGCACACCGGTACGGGAAATGTAGGTACGGCTTGATGTGTAGCCGGAAACGCTCCACCGGACACCGGTATTCACGCCGTTGGCCGGATCGGTGACGGCATCGGCGTTGAACGCGTACACTTCACCACGCAGCACTTCATCAGTCACGGCATCCCCGTCCGAGTCAACACCGGTAATAGCGGAAACCGACACAACCGGCGTCACCACGTTGATAATTTCGTCTCCACCTTGGGTAGTGAACATCACAGCCGGGACAAACCGGGAAGCGCTGATAACCTGCCAGTGGTGGAGGAAATAGTTGTTGTGCAGCGCAACCGGGTTCCACTGTGACGCGGTTTCGATACGCTGATCCGCGATAACAAAGAAATCCTTGGTTGTCATGATCGCCTGCACACCGGAAATCCCGAATTGTTCCTCAGGAATCGGGATAATCCGACCATACATATCAGCCATGTTGAGATTGAACGCCGCAGCCAAAGCCTCAACATCAACCGCAGCCTTGAATTCCGGCGTCACAAACAACACCAAATCATCCCGCAACGCAAAAGTGGGCATACGTGCCGCATTGTAGCGGGTAGACATAAAGGTCAGGGTGTCGGCCATTGCACGCATTTTCCGCAGCACCGCACGCGCGTCGGCAGCGTTCGACTCCAGGGAAGCAACATCAGGAACGTTGACCTTGAAAAAACCGCCGTTGCTTTCATACTCGCTGAACAACTGGCAGGTCAACAGGAATTCATCCCACTGATCGCTCGTGGTGGGGGCATCCATCAACTGAGACACAAAGGACGACAAACCACCGGTTTCCAGGAAAGCACGCTGCAACAGCGGCTCGTTGATGGTGATCTTGTAGTAATCCTGCCGGTTCACCTTGTGGAAATTCGCCTGCACATCCGGCCTCTCGGTGCCGAACAGGTCTTTCTCCAGGTATTCCCGGTCAGGGTCATAGGATTTGGCTTTCAGCAAGCCAATCTGGATTTCCTCAATGGTGTCACCGTAGGAAAGCAAACCCTGTTTGAATTCCGACAACGGGTTAGACCATACCTTGTTTCGTGCCACCACAAGGCCGATGCGGTTGACAAGGGCATCCAGGAATTCGTTCCACATCGTGCGGTGTGTTTGGAGGTCTTTCAGTGTTTGCTGCACACCGGCCTTGGATGCCGCCGAAATGCGGCGCTGATAATCGTTGGAACCCTCATTGCGGATTGCATCCAGCAAAGCGCTATTTGAGGTAGGTTTCAGGGGAC